CGTTCTGTGCGACCTCACCAGTAGGGGAGATGAAAGCCTTGATTTGTTGAATTAGTCCCATTATTCTAGTCCGTTATAGAAATACAACTCCAGCACCTTGCGACTTAACAGCCGCCATCTCAGCGTATACGAGAGCGTCCACCATGTCGTCGTGGTTGCCCTCAGGGAAAGAAAGTAGTTCCTGTTCGAATGAAGGTTCCAGCCCCCGTACGTGTGTAACCAACAATTGCTCATACCTTGCCAGCAGAGCGTGGAAACGTGTTACCTTGTCACGGTCTGGTTTGACAGCCTTGACAGGTAGGGATGTCTTGCGGAGAAGTTCCTGCACTACTGCCACCTGATATTGAACAGCCTCGATGTTGATACGCGATGGGTTCCATTTGGCCGCTAGGCTTTGTACGCCAGTTACCACTTCGTGAAACCCCACCTTACCCCTCCACATGTCCAGCACGTACCTACGCCCCGAGTCCTTGTCGTAGCCCACTACGGCAATAGCGGTGTAGTCAGCCGTATCTGACTTACTGATCGCAAGGTCAACACCCATCCCGATCTTGAGATCCCGTGGCACCTGGTCGCTGTTGACGTATGTGATCATCTCACGTTTAACCAGAGCACCCTGCACATCTACAAACTCAGCGAGGTATTCCTGATTGAATACCACGGTAGGCAGTTCGCGCTGTGCAGCGTCTATTTCGTCCTGTGCAATGTAAGGATTAACACTCGTAGGCATACGGAAACTGGCATACGTTTCATCTAGCCTGGCACGTTCGTACATAGCGTGGAAATCATTGCGGCCCTTAGGCGTGCTGAAGAAATACCCGTCGCCCTTGTAATCCGTTAACGTCGGACGGATCGCCTCGTTCCATGCGTCCATGAAGTTCCTGACCATCGCCACCTCATCGCAGACGACACGGGCATACTTACGGCCCCGAACGCTGTCGAAGGCGTCTAATGACCAACAGTCGATGATACCACCCGTCTCGATAGTAAGCCGCTTCTCCTGTTCACTTACACCCGTGATGATAGGGTGCAGCGTTGTCTTGAGAGCCTTCCACACATCAGATAGCATCTTGTACGTGGGGGCGAAGTAAGCCGCTGGTTTGCCCATGATAGCCGATTCGATAAGCAGGGCCTCCGCCATAACAGTCTTGCCAAACCTACGACCACAGGCGACCGTGTTGAATCGCCTCCGGTTACGGAAGATTAGCTTTTGGCCATCGTGTAATTGGGCGTCGATGGTAATCACAATGAAGCGTCCTTCGGCCCTATGGCGATGATCTCGGCATCCTCAATGTGCTTCGGTTCTTCATGTGTAGGGGCCAGCACTATCCTGATGTCAGTCTTGCCTGACACCTCCGTTGCAGCCTTGTCCGTCTGTGCTAGGTGTTGTTTGCCCAGCCAGATCAGCATCGTGTTATCACCTGACAGGGCTTTGTCGATCTGTGTCTGTGCCAGCTGGAACCTGACGTCGTTGCGTTCGTTCTCGATCATGAGGGCATAGTCAGCCTTCAACTCACTCACTGGCACGTCACGGTTCAACAGAACAGAGCACCACCGTGATAGGGCAGTCCACCCCATCATGGCACGTGCACGACGTTTCAGTTCGGCCTCTTGTGAAGGTGTTAGGTTCATTCAGCTATTAAGTTATGCTTAATAGTTGGCCACTTATCCACAACATCACAAGCCCCTCATAAGACTAGCGTAATTGATCTGCTGTATGTCAGTCACCACAGACCTCACGTCGCTGTACATTAGGTAGGCGTCCTCGATGCTGGCGATGCCGTGCAAGACCGTAGCATGGTGTTTTTGGCTGTGCTTGGCAATCGACGTTAGCGTCCACCCGTAGTGTTTGCTTAGGATATACCATGTAATAGACCGAGCCCGTACCACATCAGCACGTCGTGTGGGACTGTAGGCATCCTCGAGTGTGACACCGCACAGTGTGCATACGTCGGATAGGATCAACTCGTATAACATAAAACCCCCTAATTCTTTTTGACGAACTCGATGGCATCGTCGACAGATCTGACGATCCCATAGGGTACGCCATAGCGCAGGCAGCAGTCCGAAAACCTGTTTTGCGTTTCCGACACCCTGCCCTTGGCAGCCTTAACTTCCAACATCCACGCTCTGCCGTCACGGTATACAGCCAGGTCAGCATGACCCGAGGTGGCGTTGATGTTCACCACACGGTACGAAGACAGCCGTGTGCCATGTTCCAGCTGTTGTGTGCTGCTGTTAACACGCACAACCATATACCCGAGCATGCACAGTTGATCAGCGATCGCTTTCTGCACTAGCCGTTCGGGTATAACACCCGAGGCTTTCTTGGCAGCCTTGGCACGCTTGGCAGCCTTCAGCTCGTCCAGCAGCCTATGCTCGCTAGCATCCCAGTCCAAATCGTCTATCTCTCTCATTGCATCCCTTGGTTGTTGTAACAATGCCACAGCCCGTCGGTACCTTCAAACCATGTATAGTCGTCGACGTTATGCTCATACATCAGGGACAGCATGGTCTTGCCAGCCTTGACTCTACAACGTTCCACCACAGCTGATTCCAGCACCTCATGGCTCGGGATTAGTCTGGCCTCGGTAGCGTTGAACTGGGATAGGTCAGGGCCGTCGTTAGGTAGGACGCCATCCCAAGCATCGCCTGGTGGCTGTTTATACCGCTTGAAATAGTCCCAATCAGCAGATAGTACGTCGTGTAAATACGTACCTCGGGTTGCATCGACGACAGCATCTATGTTTTCCGGTTGCAAGGTGCCCCCTGACGTAGCAACCGAGGTCAAATCGTCGCAACCGTAACGATACCATTGACTTACGAGGAAATCCAGCATCCTCTCGGTTGCTAGGTTGCAGGGTGAAACTATAGTTTTCACTCTATACTTTTCATTTATTTCTCCTTCTACTTCTAATATATTCTTACAACCTAGCAACCTAGAGAAGTATATATATATAAATAAAGGGGTTAGGTCGGTTGCCACCTGTTCGTCCGAACTGACAACCTTCTGGCAATCCGGCAACCTAGGTGTGGCAACTGGACTCAGAAGCCCCATCTCTACCAATTCGTCACGTGTGAATAGCATTAGAACTCCCCTTCCTCATCTACGTTGAATGGCGAATGAGCACCGCTCTTCGTGCCTATAATCACGTTGTAGCCCCTTCTCGTGCCCGTGGTGGTCTTTTTAGCTATTCGGGGTATGTTGGCCTTGGCTAATGCCCTTCCAAGCCCGTAAATGAACTTATCGTTGATTTGCAGGGAGATCTTCTCTTCGTCGTAGACACGGTTCGCCAGCTGTGAGGCCACCTCGGATGTGGTCAGGAACGGCACGTGAGCCCCCGAGCCCTCCGGCTTGTGGGTTATGTACTTGGACACTAGGTCATCGTACTGTGTCAACACCTCAAAGTGCTTATTCCAGTCGTTGATCTTGCCTATCTCACGATCATCAAACCAGTAACGCTTGCCCTCACGATAATAGGCCACAGCCTGCGACCATAACCCATCGATGTCAAACTGCCTTATTGAGGTAATGTCGATGTTGCCCCCTACCGGTATGACAGGGAACCGGCGCGATCCGGTCTCGTCGTTCAGGAACGTTCGCCTATTAACAGATCCGGCAAAGGAGCACCTCCTGGCGTACGTCGTCTCATACTTATCGTATGGCGACCGCAGGCGCATCGTGTCTGACGTGATTATGGCCTTGATAGATTCGTGCTGTTTTTTGGTCATTGATTCCAGTTCGTCATCTACGACCATGAAAGACCTGGCAATGATCAGTTTGACGTCCTTGTCATCCGAGATGCTGCCCTCATGGTAATAGTCTTGGCGAAGTTCCACAGGACATAGGTGCCGTAGATACGTCGTCTTACCTATCCCTTGCCCTCCCTGCAGAATGAGCATAATGTGGTTCGGTTTGTGATCCAAAGCACCGGCCACGGCCCCGATAAGCCACTTCTCGATAATCATCTCAAATATTGCGTGCTGTACTTCGGCTGAGTTGTGCTTACCATCGTCAATATCGGCATCATGTGGCAGTAGCTGGACATAATCACGTATGAAATTACGATCCCCTGCTTTCCATTCGTCCAAACCTTCGAAATACGACTTGATAGGGTCGTGCTTAGGTACGAAATCACTGTCGAGCACTTCGTTCATGCGCTCCTTGGTGATTTTGATTCCTATCTTCCGCATCTTCCGTAACTGTGAGTGCACCCAATAGTCCGTCAGGGCTTCAAACTTTACGTCATTGTCGCCCCTGAGCTCGATTTTGCCTGTGATCACGTTCTTGCGGAACTCGTAACCACTGGACAGGTACGATTCAACCTTGTCGAGGATCTCGGTCGGGTCTTTGGTCTCAAGTTTGATGATGTCCTTGGGAACCTCATACCCATGTAGCTTGGCGTAATAGTACAACGTCGCTGTGGTGACTCTTGTGAGCTTATTCTTGAGAACATCGGCATACGTCAGGCCCCCAGACATCGGTGACCACTCCTCGAGGAGCTGTGCGGCCATCTTATCGTCCCCGAGGGCGTGGGCTACAGCTGCCACTACTTTCTTCCACTGGATATGATCCTGCTGCTTAGGTATCACACGTAGCATTGCCCTGATCTGGTCGACGTTAGGCTTGGTACCTCCAAAGGCGTTGAAAGCGATCTCCAGATCCCGTGCTTCCTCATGGCCGTCTGTCATGTCAGCTATCTGATCCATGGTAAGGATGTTACCCCAGACGTGGATCTGTGCGTTCTTAGCACCGAACCAGATGCGTACTGCATCCCGTGCGTTGGTATCGCCTCCGAACCGTTCAGCGAGTGCCGTCGTGATGGCTTTGTAGTCTTTGGCGTTGCGTATGGGCTCTTCGGTTATGAACATAACCCGATAACGTGGGTTCTCTGCAGTGTGCGAGGCCGTGGTATACGCGAACGAAGCGTACTTACGGAAATATGGGTCTGCCTCGATGTCGTCGAAGCTGTGTTTGCCGTTGTCGACGTCGACGCCCACGATCTGTGCAGACTTGAAAGCATCGCCGTTACGCTTGGCAAACCCTGTCTTCTGATCGACGTGAAGGTCAGCACAGCAGATGGGGAACCCATGACCCACGAGGTGGTTGATTATGTCATCGCTGACCATCTCGACAGGTGATAGCTGTGCGCTCAGAGCTACCCAGTCCTGACGTGTTGCGGCCTTGTTGACAACGGTTTTGTTTATCGATAGACGTATTACTTGCATGTGGTTGTCATCCGTGTTAAATAAATTTAAAGGCGTTTTTTGCTTCATTCACTGATTTCATTACATCATCAAAATTTTCCGCTTCGTCATCATATCCAGGTGTTGAATAAAATCTAGATTCATCAAATAAATAATGGTTAGTCAATATGTAGTATCGATGTACCAAGTGAGGAGAACAAAATTCTTTGTATGGCATCGGGTCATAGCAAATAGACTCATAGGATTTTGGTTGTGGGCTTCCAACTAATTTCAAACATTCACTTTCAGTCTGCCATACAAGCTTATCTACCAAATCTTCAGCATTCTTATCAAACTCTATTGGTTTCACCTCTGCCCACATTTTTACTTGTGGTAAATAAAAATCAGGCAAGTAGCTTGTCCCATCGTTGAAATCAAATCTTTCCATCTCATATTCATACTTTATCCCAATACAGTCAAAATATACAGCCCATCTCGCCTCTAATCTTGAACGAAATGTAATGCCGTTGTATGTGGTTGGTTTAGCGTAAATCAAGTTTTTCTCCGTGTGTAGATGTTAAAGAATTATGAAAGCTAACAACTTGATAGCCACGTAAGCTATCCCCAGTGCTACTGCACCGATTCCAGCCACCGCAGCCACAAAGGCCAGCGTTGTAGTGTATACGACAGCCTGACGTGCCCAGGGCGGCAGAGGCGAAGGACGTGAGATGATTAGCTCACGTTCAGCATCGAGGGCTTTGCGGAAGTCGTCGCGGTTCATGGTGCTGCATCCTTGGTTGTTGGCATAAAATAGAAACACCCATCGTCGTATGTGAACGGTGGGGTGGTGATGATGACTCTGGGGTCGAAGTCTGTTTTGCCGTCGTCTTTGGCTCTTACCATGCTGTCGTAGACAACCCAGCGGGCGCACTTGTCTTTCTGAGCACAGGGGCCGCCAATGCAGACGGCGATGTCGAGGGGGAGGTTCATGGTCTTGGCAATGCCTCAAAAAATGATGTTAGATCTTGTTGGTCGTCCATCAGTCTGTACATAGTTTTTACCTCTTTCGAAGACATGATTCTTCTGCCACCAGCTGCATAGAAAAAATGATGCTGCAAACGGGGTAAATACTCAACAATTACTTTACGTGTTGGCTTTTGCTCTAAAAGCATACTGCCATCAACAAATGTCAGGGTTTCGTAAGGGCCGTAATATGGTTCCCTAGGCTTTAGTTTCATTTTCTTCGACACAAAAACTCCAATTTACAATTGAAAAATAAGGGCCAGCCTTCCACAACCGGCCCTCGTTCCAAACTCCACCACAGGCGTTGCTGTGTTGGTATTTACTACCGACACGCAGGGGCATACCCTGCTAATTGGTTAGTAAAAAAACTTCTCTACTGGTCGTCCGTATACGTTAGCGTATGCGAACTGATCTACCACTGGTCGGTACCTGTTCAGCACGTAGTCGATCATCGGGCGAACCTTGCCAATGGTCTTGCTAAGGTGTATCTCGTGTGCCAGCCTTTTCGCATGTTCGGTTTCGGCGTACTCAGCACGTTTCTTGTCAAGGTATTTCTTGATGATCGTGATTTGTCGCTGATCGTAGTTTGGATCCTTCGCTGGCACTACGGCCCCGTTGGATTCTATGAAGGCAGCCAATTCTTCCTGCAGCTTGTTGAATGCACTTACGAAGGCGATGAAGTTACCACAGGCAACGGTGCGGGTACATCTTACGTTGTTGCGTATCACCTGTATTCTTAACTGGATGCAGTTACCTTCCTTGCGTGCTGCTATGTTCTGTACAATAGGAATGTAGGCAAGCATTTTCTGGTCGCTATGCTCACAGAGTTGCTTCCACACGTCAGAAAGGGAGCGCTGCATCGTCGTCCTCCGTGTGTTGTGTTGACATAGTTACAGATGCTGCTGATGGTTTCTGTAGCTTGGGGCTTACCTTAGCTTGAAACTCAAATAGTAGGAAGTCCATCTGCTTTGTGTCGTCCCAAATCTCCTGGCCGCGTACCTTGACCTTTTCCAAATCTGGTAAAATGATCTTCCCGTCGACGGGGTTGATGGAACTACAGTAGAGGCGCTCGATTTTCTTTCCACGCTGTGAGACAGTGCAGCCGGTGATGACTCTGCTGGCGTCGTCCTTAGGGCTGAAGCTATAGGGCTTGACTGTTGTGTCCAGCGTTGCATCCCACTCGGGATTGCAGAGCGCCTGTATGAGTGTTCTGGCATAATTACTAGAGTATTTTAGTGTCAAAACATAGGTATACGGCGCATCGACGAAGGTGATCCGCCACTGCTTACCGAAGTCGGTATCGGCAACCTCGATGGCTCGCACAAGACCTGTGAACTCATCGTGCACTAATTCGTGCACAGTGTTCCCGTCCTTGGTTACACGGGACACAGACTCTGCTGTGGCCTCACGAAGGCGGATGCGGCACTTGCCATCGCTGAGGGTAAAGTAAGTGGCATTTGTTGCCACGGATGATGATTGAAAACCCATGATAGGTGATCCTGAAAAGGTAAAAAAAAGGGGGTTAGTGGGATTTGTTTTCGTTGTGAATCTGCATGAACACCGCACGTGCGTCGTTACAATCGTAGCCATCTGGCACACGGCACAAATTTCGCATTGTACGAGCTAATTGATTGCTGGCATTCACTTTGAAATCAACCAGGCGAAGCTGTCTGTATTCGTTGTGAATCACGATAAAGTTGTTGCCTTCGCCTACAGCTTTTTCCTTGCTACTGAAAAACTCAAAAGCACCATACTTGTTGTAGATAGCGGTCAAGAACTGCCTAAGTTTAACATCAGGTTTTTTTGATGGGGCCAACTGTAGTTCTTCCGGTACTGTAGTTAGCCGTCTTTTTGTGGCTATTACTTCACGTTTCGGCTTAGTCTCTGGCATAGCAGGCAACACATTGGTGTTGATTTGCGCCATTGAGTTTTCAAGTACCTCGATTGCTTCGAGTTCTTTTCTTAGCTGGATTTTACGTTGCACCAGCGCATGTAAAAAGTGGTTGTCCATTACGGATCTCCGAATTTTTGTGGCTGAAAAAAAAATACGCACCGGTGCCTGTCAACCACAACAGACACCGGTACGGTTTACGAATGGCCCACGGAGAGAAGCCAGTCGTCATCAGTCAGTATTTCGTCGTTCTTTGCCAGCCGTTCGTAGGCAGCCCGTGCGATGTCTTCAGGGCGCACAATCTCGATGGTCGCTTGTCCAGGTAAAGTTCCCGTGTAGAT